GTGTCGCGTGGCATTACGCCACCGATATCCACTTTGGAACACTTACCCAACGCCGCAACGGCGACAGGTTTGACTACCTTTTCACTCGTTCCAAGGACAAAACGAAACCAAGAAGAGATGGGAGAATAGACAATGAAGGGACGTAAGAACCGCGAGTGCCGCAACCGGCTTCTCGCAGAGAATTATCTACAGCAACGCACGATGGGACAGGCGGGGATCATTTCCCGTTTGGGTCAGGCGTTTGGCCTTAACGAGGCATACATCTACAAGCTCCTCGCGATCCATCGTAAGCAGAACCCAGACATATGGAACGCTCCCGAACAATTATTGATGCAGCCACAAACTCTGCACGGCGAAAGACTGATGGCCTCTAACGCCATCATAGAGCCACACAGGCGGGTAAGCAGGTGGCAACGGTTCCTCAACAAAATGTCTGTGAAACTAGGAGTATAAGATGGCAGCTAATAAAAAAGTTAAAGAGAAGGCCGAACCCACCTCCGTGTGGGCAAATCTTTCGCTCATCGATGTGAGCGGCAGGATCGAAAAGAAGAAGGGAGCCGGGGGCATTACCCTCAGCTACTTATCATGGGCGTGGGCGTGGGGAACACTAAAGGATTCGTATCCCACAGCCTCATTCGAGAAGCACTGGTTCACCCATGAGAATGGCAGCTTACCTTTCGCCGTTGATGCAGCCGGACATTCATACGTCAAGGTCACTGTTACTGTGGACGACATCCCAGTAACCGAGACCTACCCCGTCTTGAACTACGCCAACAAGGCGGTGGTTCATCCCGATTCATTTGAGGTCAACACAGCCCTGCAACGGTGCCTAGCCAAAGCAATCGCTTATCACGGACTGGGCCACTACATCTATGCGGGTGAAGATCTCCCCCCGGACGCAGCCAAGGCAGACGACGGCGACGAAGATGCCGGAAACAGTGGTGGTGTGGTGGAACAAGTGGAGAAGTCTGAGTTGACTAAGGCCGTTAAGGAAACATTTCCAGACGCTGTAACTACTGACATACATCAGGACGATGAACACAAATGTGGGTACGATCCAGATACGAACATGTTCCTGATCGATCCGAAAGAGAAGCCGTCAAAGGCGGTGGAATACCTCAACGATGCCCTCCCTATGATCGTTGAGAGGATCGATGACATCATGGTGTTAGGGGAGTTTTCTCAGAACCACCTCACCATGTTCAGAAAGCTGGCTGAGGACACGGGTGTAAAGGTTAAAAGCCTTCCGTTCATAGCCAGCATTAACAAACGCAGAGACGAACTTGAGAAAAGGACAAGGTAATGGCTATCGGAAACATTTTCGACAACCGCCCCCTCGCCAACGACGGTAAGTGGCGGCCACAATGGAAGGGCGACCTGTCCTTTCGCGAGGAAGATATCAAGTATCTGGTTGACCAACTAAAGGCGGGGGTCAACGAACCCAAGATGGAAATGCAGGGAGAGGAACGGCAGGGAAAGAAAGGCTCATACCTTAACATCAAGCTTAAACAACCGTGGACTGGAAAATCTTCTCAACCCACCCCTGCCCCCGAACCCAAAAAGGAGAGCGAGGTTGACCTTGATAAAGCTTTTAACTTCGATGATCTCTAAGATCAAACGCCTGCGCAACAAGCGTTACCTTGTCCATGTGCGGCAGCAAGCTTGCCTTGCGTGTCGCCGCCCGTGGGCGGGTGACGCCCATCACATCATGTTCGCAGAACCAGCCGCCATGAGCATGAAGGTGAGCGACAACTGGGTAGTCCCTTTGTGCAGGAATTGTCACCACGATCTACACATGGCTGGCAATGAAAAACATTTCTGGGAAGCTGTTGACCGTGACCCCATCGCATGGGCGACCAGTCAATGGAAGGAGTGGAGCAATGCTTGACGAAGAAACATTACGCGAAGCCATCTTCACGTTTGAAGGCCAGCTTCACAGCGTCACCAACAACATGAAGGCCCAGACGGGGGTGCTGATAAAGATTTTAATACATCCCAACGACGTTCCAGAGGGGCTGCTTACCCACACCACAGCTACGCGCTTTCGTGTAGCGATGGCCGAGATCGGTGACGACGAACAGCCCGTGGTGCCATCGCACATAGAAGCTGGCAAGGGCCTCATAGCTAACGCCAGTAAACTGTGCCGTGATGACAGGTTCCAGACCTTCATGGCGACATGGGCTACCAACAATAAGCTTGGCCCCGTAATAGAGGACACTCTTGAGGATCAAACCAGAGCATATGTGCGCGCTGCTCTCAACGTAGAGTCTCTCAGTGAACTCAAAGAAAACAAAAGCGTGCAGCGCACCTTCCGTGCATTGCGTGATGAATTTGAAATGACAACCAACGGAGAGAGTCAATGAGCCAGATGGACAGGCCGCAAAAACTAGGCGGTGAGAACAAGAAGTATTCTTTCTTAGCTCCGCGCCACGTTCTTGAGGCGCTTCATATACTAGCAAGGCAGCAACACTGCACCACAGCTACGTTGATGAGGCGCATTATTGAGGACTACGTCATGCGATCACCAACCTTTGCCCAGCGTCCCGACCATAACGGGGAGCGGAACGGTGAGCAGACCTCTCTATGAAAGCGAGGAAGACCGCAACCATGAAGCTACAATAGCCCAGAAAATTGCATTGGCGTGGGGCTGTGAGATTCATAAGACCCCACCCAAAGCACCTTACGACTACTGTGTCGTAAAGGATGGGCTGATAAGGGGAGTAGTAGAAATCAAGATGCGGAAGAATACACACGATTATTATGCCACCTTCCTGTTGAGCGTAGACAAGGTCGTGCGCTGCAACCAACACGCCCAGCTTATCGGCTGCCCCTTCATCGTCGTGGTTCAATACACAGATGCACTCAAGTGGTGGCGCTTTGCTGAGGGGGAGTACTCCACAGAAATAGGTGGGCGCTTTGACCGGGGCGATGCTCTGGATGTGGAGCCTGTTATCCATGTACCCCTTCGACACTTCAAGGAGATAGGGTGATGGAGTACATCAGTATAGGTATAGGGCTACTGCGTCTGTTGTTCGACGCTCATGTCTATGGGGCGTCGGCAGACATCCTTATTGAGGAGTGGGTCTACGGACGTGGGTCATACATCATCCACTCTGAGATCACCGAAGCACAGGCTTGCGCCAAAGCAGAGTCGAGAGCGAAGCTTGATGCCATACACTCATTCAATGGGGAGTACATTGCCAGCGACACCTTCATGGCCTGTAAAGAAAAGGACGACAACGTCGAGTGTCCACTACACACATTCACATGGTCGATGCTTGACGGGTTGATCAGCGGGGTACGCAACAAGACAGTGCGCGCCACCGAGAACCTAGAAGATCAAAGGATATGCCGTGTCACGCTGGAGGCACGGGTGTCTACGAGACCCGAACCTTTCGATCCCAACTTCGATTTACAGGTGCGCCTATCAACGGCGACCCTGCGTCATGGCGATCCCCTCACTATAGAGGTCGAGCCGACGCAGCCTATGTACCTCAACATCTTGGTCGAGGACTACAGCCACACCCTCACCAAAATATTTCCCAACCAGTTTGAAGAGGAGTCGCACACGACAAGTGGGAGGGTCATCCCATCGAGCGAAGCCTATAATTTTGTAGCTGAGTTCCCGTCCCACTTATCAGGGAACGACGCGCAGGAGATAGTGCATGTGCTGGGCACACGCGACCCTCTATTACTCCTCGCCCAGTACAGCATCGAAGATTTTAACCTCAAGCTTCTTGAGTTACCCAACAGCAAGAAGCGATACGTCAAGAAAGCCTACCGACTTGTTAAATAAGTGCAGTTGTAACAACACAATCTTAATTCACACAGAAGGATACCACAAAATGGCTACATCAAAAAAAGGACGTGCATCTAAATTGGTTCCCTATTCGGCATTCGAGCAGGGCTGCCTTGATCTTAATCTCGCCAAGGATAACCTCGCAGCCCAAATGGGTTATTCCAACGGCGTTGCCGTTCACTGGGAGAAGACCGGCTTCATGCCGCGTGTTGCGGCTATGGCTATCGATAGCCTGCGCAAACGCTCGGGCAGTTGCCAGTCGATGACGACGATGCTGGTTCTGGTCGAGCCTAAGGACATCCAACTGGTCGAGGGTGTTTTGGACAGTCTCCCCTGCGCTATACAGAAACTACCGATCTAGCGAATGGGAGAAGACATATGACTGAAGAAGTGAACCATGACCACCTTAACTGCCCCATCTGTACAGATGAGGAAGAGATAATACGCTCACAACAAGAAGCTGAAACGCTCCTCCTCCGCAAGCTCAAGTACCCAAGCAAACTTGAGGAAGAGACTGTACGCGAAGCTATTCGCGTCCTTAGCAAACCACCACCACAACAGGAGAGCGTTATGTCTGATCAGTTAATGATATCTCAGCACCGTATCGCCGCATTACGCACAGCCTTGGAAGAAATCAAGGACGTGGCACAAGCCAGCGAAGGCGTCGAGTTCTATGCCATGCTAGCTGACAAGGCCCTTACTAGGGACGACGACAGTAGCACACTGGAGAGATCGCCGGACAAGCCCGAAGATCCTGAGGAGCCTGTGCTGTGAACATAGTGCTTGGCATCCTCATATACATCACCGTTTCGTTTCTGCTAGGGGGGTGCTCGTCAACGTCACCCGGTTCTCCAGCAGCATTCCTAGAAAAGCAGGAGGCACGGCTAGAAGCTCGCAAGGAGATGGTCGAGGAAACCATTGATGATCTACCATCGTGGTTTGTAGAACTACCAAAGGAAGATGGCGCTATCCACTCTGTGGGTAGCGGCACCTCCCCTGACCTTCAGTTCGCCATCGACAAGAGCATCCTTCATGCCAAGCGTATGCTTGCAGACAGGATAGAAGGCCGCTTGAGTTCACAAGTTAAGGAATATCTGACTGAAACGGGGAGGGAATTGGCACCTGTAGCAGTGACTGATACGGAACGTGTAACCAAGAACATCATGCGTGAGGTAAATGTGGCTGGGTACAGCCTAAAGGAAATGGAAATCCGCCCACACAAAACCTTCTTCCGTGTGTATGTACTGCTGATGTATCCTGTGGGGGAAGCTAACGAGTTGCTTGAACTGCAACGTCAGCGCGCAACCGCTCTCAACTCCCGGCAACAGGCTGAAGAGGGGTACAAAGAACTGGACAAGGAACGCTTGCGTCAATGAGCAACCCACTCTACCAAAAACCTAAAGGGACAAGCGTTCTCAAAGAGCGCTTGTGCCTTTTGTGCAAGAGGATCTTTGAAAGTTGGGGTTCCGGCAACAGGATCTGTAGTCGGTGCCGTCAAACCAGTGACTATAGAGATCTCAGCTTTGCCGAAACTTACAGGAAAACCTAGTTTGACGATCAGGTAGCAGCTATCTATAGTTCAGAAGCTGGCAATAACTTGGAGAATCAACATGACTTTCCCACGCAAGAGGCCATCGACACCCTCCGCCAAGAGGAAGAGCGCAACCGACGCGCAACCCGGCGGCCATCAGCCGTCACCGCAAGAGAAGCCCCGGTCAATGATCGACAGATTGATGGACGAAGGGATGACTGAAGAACAGGCCGGAAGAATAATCTCTGATACACTAATGTAAAGACATCTCGACGGCTCGCTATGGTAGTTCATTGTCTTACCTGTCAGGGAACAGGACGTGAGATAGTGGAGAAGGTTAAATCTGCTCCTCAAAACTACGACAGGTTTGCAGAGCCTATCTACTATGAAGAAGAAGTCGAGTGCGAGGAATGCGAGGGGTCAGGGGTCAATAGCGCGCCTCCTCTTTAATTGGAGCTTCCAGCACGAACCCAAGCCCACTTCCCACGACGCACCCCCCACCATCTACGGAAGTATGTAGTATTAAGGTCCAATCATTGTGATCTTTATCCACCCACACCTCATAGATATTCATAGGGTTCTTGTCGATCATCGACGCAATCAGCGTTTCTCCACCTTGCTCAAGACTTTGTTTCAAGAGTTCATAGTTAGTACACGGACTCTGGTGTTGGAATATTCCGCTGGGTCTTAAAGGTATGTAACCCTGTGCTATATTAGGATCTGGTTGTGCAGCAGTGGTACACCCAGTACACAGCATCACCATCAAAACTATAAGAGAGGGAGTTGGTGCCATCATTCTTCATCCTTGGCATCCTGTACGGGCTGGGCTTGCTCACCATCGCAACAATCCAAAACAGGTCTGTTGCATCTTCCGCAAATATATTTGGACTGTATGAACTGTGGTCTGGTGACCCCGCCGCACCACGGACACACCACCAAGTCACTTCCAAAAATAGTGTCTTCAGGGGCACTCATCTAGTAACCCATTTGGTGAGGAGCAGGAGTCAGGAAGAGGTCTCTTTCAACTGCACGCCTCCGAACGAGTCCGCGCAATATCTTTCCCCCGGCTCTGCGCCACTTGGGGAACTCATTAGCTGCGCCTATTCTGTCGTTCCGGTTAAGCTTGGCCCGTAACGTAGAAGACTGGAGTCGTCCTGATCCGAGGTTCCATGTGAATGAACAAATCGAACTGAACTCATTCTCGTTGAGCGCCACCCGAACCAGATTTCGTACAGAACGCTCGACAGATACCAGCCCCTGTTGAAGAAGATCCTCGCCCTCATCCTTTGTGATCTCTGGGCTATCCATCGTAACTCGGCTACCGTCACCCAAACGAGTCGATCCAAATCCCTGTGTCGCCACTCCCGCAGGACATCTGTACGGGACGGATGAAAATCCCTCGAAGATTTTGATGATGTGTATCCCACTTGCATTGCAGTGTCCGTCCCAGCCGTGCTTTGCAAGCAGGAAGTTAGCGACTGACATCACCGACTAAGCCGGGAGATGGCCCTACCCCCGAACCAGAAACTGACGACGGCGCTGAAAAGTGCTTTGACCTCGTCGTCGAAAATAAGCTGGGCCGCATCCAATCCAGATAGTCCACTGGCAGTGAGACTAAGATAGGCGGCGATCTCAACGAAACAGAACAACCCCATAAAAACATAGGTAATAACAGGGCGCACACTACTGCGAAGACCATCGATCCACCGGACGCCCGATGGCTGCATGGACTTCTGAAGCGCTTCGATCTCTCGTATGTCTGCCTCAACATGGACTGCCTCCAACTTCTGTGCAGCAACCTCTTTCTGTTGCTTAATCTGCATCTCCATTACAGCTAGCTCATGCTTTTGGTCCTGTTTATTCTGCCAAAACTCCATCACCTTTGGCAGGAATGAAGTAGAAAATCCAAGCAAGCTGCCTAATAAAGTGATCACATCTACCTCCCTAGCTGAAAAGCTTCCTGTCTCATAGCTGGTAGATCCTGTACAGCCAGTAACTCATCCTGCGTAATGTCGTCAATCAAAGCCCTCTTTTCCTCACCTGACATGTCGCCTTCCATTATACTCTTTCTCTCCTCCCTGAGGTCAGCAAGTATCTGAGCAATAGCATTCACCTCTTGATCCAACTCCAGCAGCGCAGCCCTCTTGTCGGCGAACTCCTCACTCTTAACGATGGTAAGCTCACCTTTTTCCAACATATCATAAGTACCCACCGCCTGCGTCACAGCTTCCCTTAGTTGATAGAACTGTGTCACCAAACCACGGGCATAGGGGCGCGCAAAGAAGCGCCTGATAAATGGATACTCGGTAAGCTTGCGAGTCTGCGTTTCACCCAGTTCATCATCAACCGAGCGCACCAACTGATCAACCGTATCAAGCAATACCGTACCCAGCGTACCGCCGTATCCCTTGATCATGTGATCGATCTTTATCGGAGAATAATTTAACGCCTCCCCTAACTCACGCGCCAGTCCTGACGTTCTGCTGGCATAACGATACCCCGGCTCAATGCCCTTGAGGTATTGCCCTTCAATCTCACGTCCCGTCCAGAAACTATAGTTAACGAGAGCTTCTCCTAGAGGAAGGAACGCCTGAGGTATGGGATTGAACTCGAACGTATTAACCAACCCCCTTCTCAGGGATTGCGTCACATCAAGAGGGACATCTTGCCCGAGGAACAAAGCCATTAACCTCTCAGGTATGGTCTTGAACAGGTATCCAACCTCAAACGGTATGGGTATCTTGATAGGCGGCCCGTCATATCCGGGGATCCACGACGATGGAATGATCCAATAGTTGTCCTTAATCTCGGGGTTTTGATTGATGTATTCCTCATCGTCATGCACCAAAGTCCAGTAAGCTGCACTGCTCATTCCTACCAGCAATGACCTCATCAGGAAGCGGCGTTTGACAATGTCGGACTCTGGTCGTGCAGCAAAGCCGGGCCTCCCCATAGACGATCTATAAAGCACGTCGAGTCCCTGTATCCTCGCGTTTATAAATGGTACCATCACAGCAATCTGTTGAATTAAGGCAGAAGAACCCCTAGCCGAGAAGTTGATAACTTCCTGTGCCTCCCAGAAAGCCTGCACTTCATCGCCAGTCTCTTTTAATACCCTGTTGTAAACAGCAATTCTGGTAGCAGCATCTGACGCCCGCGAACCTGTGCCGGTTACATCCCATAAATACTTGAATGGGTTGCGAATAGCCCGCCTCATCTCAGAAGGATACTGATACTTCTGAAGTTCCTTTTCGATAAAGGTGGTCATCTTGGTAGGATCGCCACCAAAATCAAACCCTGTCATCAAGCCTGCGGAAGCCAGTGCGTTAGCCGACTCATCCCCACGCACAGCACTGTACATCCCTTTCATGGTGCCAGCTAATGCACCAGTCTTGCGCCCGCTAGTAACCCATGCAGACAACGAGTCACGCAGCATGTTAGCGGCCATGAAGTCTGGTGATCTGGTGATCATCTCCCTCAGGAAACGGGCTGGCATACCAAACAGATTAACCCACGGCGGGATCCGCTGATGTTCTAAGTAGTTAAATAGCGATGAAAAAAGCAGTTGGTCTCCCACAAAGAGAGTCATAGACTTACCTTTGACTCTGAAGGTTATCGCCCCCGGTGTCCTGATCTTGGCCCTCACCGTTGTCTCAGGCTCTACCAAGACAAGGTTACGCATCGCACGCTGCACCCCGACATTCATCATGCCCGTTTGTACAGCAGCTAAAGCATTCTCGGTTAGGGTATCAAGGAATCCTCCAATGGGCATTCCGCCTTCTACTACCGACACCTCAAGATTGGGGTGCTCTTGCTTTAGTTTCTTAGCATAACCCTTTGCGACTGCCTTCTGATGAGACTCAAAGGTCGTTGGAAGACGGGTTACTATCTCTTCTCCATTAATGGTCTCTTTGGTAACGATAGTCCATATCGTTCCCTTGCCAGAGAGAGGGGGAGGAGGCCGCGTAGTAATGCCGCTAAATACCTGCGTCTCCCCCAGCACCTCTTCATATTTTTGGTCAAGTTGCCTGTAAAACGGAACGTAATCCGCGGTCTCTGTCCATTGGTCGGCCTTCTTACGGTCGATAACCCCTGTGTCTACTAAAAGATCCACGAAGTAGCTGTTCCACACCTGATAGTTCTTAAATATCTGATCGAAATCTAGGAAGGTATCCTGTCCCGTAGCTATTATCTTTCGCGCAATGGCATCTTCCGTTAAGGCTGGGTCACCGATTATACGTTGGATCTCAAGAGGCGTGTTGCCGTACCCTAGATACTCGATGATCTGATCCTGCGTTAAGAGCCTCTCCCTACCCTCTCTCAGCAAGCGCGCTGCCCTGCGCCCGATAGCATAGGCATGGAAAGTACGGAACCTATTGCCCTCACGCAGGGGTTCGATGATGGGTATCAAACCTGTAGGCGTACCAGCAATGGGACTAGGCGACAGAGAGCCATCGATGTTGGTTTGCATTGCATCTTTGGGAATGTTTTTAACGGATGTACCGCCATTGGCATAAACAGGGACGCCCTTGGAAAGAGCATAGGCAGTTATAGCCGTTCCCCTTCTGGCCGAACGTAAAGCCGTCCACGCAGACGACGCCGCACTCAGGAAGCTAGCGTACTTTGTATCCGACTCAGCCAAATAAACATCAGTCCGACGCGCAGGATCCCACATATCAACAACGCTTTGACGGAACCACTTGAAAAAATCCGTGTAACTATCTAGCGGCGTGCTACCGAGCATACCAAGATTGGTTAAAACCTTGCTTCCAAGAGTCTCGTCGGTGGTTTGTGCGGCAGAAATCATACTTAAATCAACATCACCAACGCCCTCTTCCTTGTTTAAAAACGAGAAGGCCCGTGCGGCTTGGTAGGGACGCTTGTGCTTGTCCTTGCGGGTGTAGCCCTTGCGGCTACGCACCACCCGCTTCCTGTACTTGGGTGTGCGCAAGTCCTCGGCAATGACGTTGCGCTGACGCTCTTCCTCGAAAGCCTTTTTGCCCGCCTTGTCCTTGATAAAGGAGCGCGCTTCCTTGGAAGAGAAAATCCTACGCTGGATCTCATCCTCAAGCTCCAACGCATCGATGATGGGGTCTGCCATAGAGGCAGAGATGTTGCGCGTCTCTCCTGCAAAGAGGGCTGAGAGGTTCGCCATCTGCGGGATCGAGTCGATGATGCGGTCAAGCCTGCTACCCTCATAGCGTGATCCCACAGCAGGGTGACCCCGTACCTCAATGCGGTTGTCACCACTTTGTATGGTTAAGGTCGCCCGGTCAGGACGTTGGTCGAGAGTGAGGCGCATCCCGTGGCCGCGGAGGCTGTCGTATTGGGTATCGGTTATGTCGTAGAACGGTCGAGCGGCTTTTGCTTTAGCTCCTTCTGCAACCCCTTTAGCAACTGCGCCCCTAGGTCGAACGCCCGCGCCCGCCCTTTGAGTGACCTGAACTCTTTTAACGAGTTCTTTGATTCTGCTCGCTCTTT